TGCATCTATGGGTGCAAGTGGTTCAATCAATCGTTACAACTTTGAAGAAAGACAAGGTCAGTTTGGTCATAAGATCATGACTATTGATACTGTTCATGGAACAATGCACTTAGTTAAAGAACCATTGTTTAGAGGTCTTTCCTCTGGTTTTATGTTGATGGCTGATATGAGTAAGTTAATGTATAGACCATTAGTTGGTAATGGTTTAAATCGTGATACTCATATTATTACAAACGTACAAAATTCAGATGAAGACTTACGTAAAGATATGGTTATTACCGAAGCTGGTCTTGAAGTTACACTTCCTGAGTGTCATGCACTCTATGAAGTAGAAAGTGTATAAGGAGTATAAGTATGTTAACTGATTATTTAAATGAGAATAGTGGTGTTAGCGATCTTGCTTCAAAATACGAAGTCATAAACGCTGCAAGAACTTTGACTGCAGCAGACTCTGGAAAAGTATTTGGAATAGAGCAAGATAGTGCTTATGAGATAACATTGCCTTTAGCAGCAGCTGCTGGTCAAGGCTGGAACTGTAAGTTTATTCTTACTCAAGTTGCAGCTAATGCAGTAACTATTGCTAATAATACTAGTGAAGATACGATTGTAGGAATGACTGCTGGTGGTGATGGTGGTGCAGGTAGTTCAGCAGAATCAGCTGTAGATGAGATTGTATTTATTAGTGGTGCACAGCTAGGCGATACAGTAGAGCTTTTTTGCAATGGAACTAATTACTTTGCAAAAGCAATGGCTCATGACGTTGCTCATATCACAATATCATAATCCGAATAAATAAGGATTGACAGTATGGATACTGTGGGGCTATCAATAAAAGGTAGCCCCAAAAATCCAAAAAGAAAAGGAATAGTAAATGGCTAATTATAATTCAAGTAATACAAACGTAAAAGTTTTTGTTAATGACCCAAAAGGTGGAGATAAAAGTAGTGCATCTGGTCATATAGCAAAAGAAATTTATGATTACATTGTTTCATTAGATTCTACTGATAATGCAATTATTTCAATATCTCATTGTCCTATGAATGGAGAAAGAGTTATGACTATGGTGGTATCTGGATCGTGAGCGTTTGTCAACATTGCAATAAACCTAATAAAGAAAACTGGTTTTATTGTAGATCGTGTGGGAAGAGAGCGTCTGCTCCTAAGTTTACAACAAATTCTTTTATGAGAAGTGATATAGCTAAAAGAACTGATATAGAATTTGGTACTATGGATAGACAAAAAAGTATTGATAAGATGAGAGACCAAGCTTGGAAGTTCGATGCGTAGGTTTGGTAAGGGTTTAAAAACAGTATCCAGTTGCACAATGACTGGAGGAAGGAAAAACAAAAATGTATCACGGCAAAATGAAAAACGGCAAAATGAAAAAAGCCAAAAAAAAGAAAAAAAAAGTTAATAAGAAAAAAAGAGTAATGTAATAAATGGCAACTTTTAGTGCACAAGTAGTAGATTTAGTAGGTACGTTTAGCGATGAAACTGCATTAGATACCTTTATAACAGAAGGTGCTAATGAAGTTATAAATGCTATGCCTCGTGCTATATTAGAGCGAGTTGCAGAAGAAACATCTGTTACTGATGGCACCACAACATCTGAAGGTCATAAGATATTATATGTTCTTAGAAACGATGGAACAATAGATCAACCATGTAGGTTAGTTCCAGCTTTTAAAAGAGGTAGAATACAAGATTCTTCCGATATGGAGTTTGCTACTACATCAGACCCAGCCTACTATATACAAGATGGAAAGATAAATATATTTCCAAATGGTAATGGCTTGATGGTTTCAGTTCCTACTTATAGTCAATCTTCTCCTTTAGATGCAAGTGGAATATCTACAATAACTAATTTTCCAGACGAGTATGAATATCTTGTTACATTGTATGCAGCTATAAAAGCATTAAATCAAAATCTTTCTGCTTTACATAGCAACTCTGATATTACAACTGCTTTAACTGCTATAAACACAGAGATAGACGAAACACTTACTATTGCAGATTTAATAAATACTCAGATAGATGATGCTGTTACAGAGATAGCTGAAACTGTTGCAAATGTAGATGCTAATGTAGATACTGCTTTAGCAGCTATGACAACTGCAGCTGGCAGAATAAATACAGCTGTTGGTTTAGCTAATAATGAGTTTGATAAAGGAAATGCTTTATTACTTTTAGGCGAAGCAGATACTGAGAGCGATGTAACTACTGCATTAACAGCTATGAAAGCAGCAGTAGAAGCTGCAGAAGCTGCTTTTGATAAAATGGATGGATCTGATGAATCTGTATTTGGAGATGAAGATACATTTTTAACAGCCAGTTCTCAGCTAACAAGAGTTAAAGCTGCTATAGATAATGCTGAAAATCTTATTAATAATAACCAACCTAGTGCCACAACAGATGCTTTTGGAGCACAAGCTAATGAGGATATTGAATTAGTAACATCTGCTTTAAATATTGCTCAAACAGAAATACAAAGATCTCAAGCTCATTTATCGGAGTGGACTGCTATTGGAGATATGAGAATAAAACAAATCAATGCTTCTTTGTCTGAAGCAAATGGTTATGGAAGTGAAATACAAGCTAGACTTGCTCAAGCTCAGGCTAAAAGAGAAGAGTCTAATTCTAGAATACAGTTAGGTAACTCTTACTTAGCAGAAGCAAATGCTGCTGCAAGCGAAGTTCAAGCTTTTGGTAACGAGGTATCTCAAAGATTAGCACAAGTTGGTGCTCAAGGAAATGTAGCTGCAAGTTATATAAATGCTGCAACTGGATATGCTAATGAGATTCAATCTAAATTAAATATAGCTTCTGCTTATGGTAATGAAGTTCAGTTAAGATTAAATGTAGATAGCACAGAATATCAATGGTATGAAAGACAGCAAGCAAAACTACAAGCTGATTACGACAAAGGTATTCAGTTGTTAAGAGGAGCATAATGGCTTTAACTGCTGTAACATTAAATACAAGTCCTAGTTTTACTCAAGTTACTTTGAATACAAGTCCCAGCTTTACTCAAGTTACTTTAAACACTAGCCCATCTTTTACTGGTGTTACTTTAAATACATCTCCTAGCTTTACTGCTGTTGCTTTAAATACAAGTCCATCATTTATTTTATCTGGTTCTTTTTTAGATGCTAGCAATAATTGGGAAAATGAAACTAGAACTTGGACTCAAATAGGTATGCTTGGAAAGGATTCTGACTAATGGCTGTACATAGTTTAACAGTAAAACAAATTTTATCTAGAGTAAGGCAGACTTTTCCTGATGCTCCAGAAACTTATGTAATTAATTTAATTAACGAAGCTCTTGTAGAGCTTGGTAAATATAATACTAAGATAGAATATGCAAAGCTTAGTACTGTAGCTGATCAACAATGGTATACACTTAGCGATGCTAATGCTGGTGTAGAAATAAATAAAGTTTATAGATTAGACTTTATGGATTCTGCTGGAGACTATACAAAGATACCTAGATTAATTAATAATGAAATACAAACAACGGACATAGACTAATGGCTAGTAGTTATAATAGACCAGAAGATTTTATAGCTTGGTATATCGTTGGCGATCACCTTGCTATCGTTACAACAAAAGGTAGCGATTCAGATACTGTTCATCAAAGTTTAGGAGATTATAAACCTATAAATGAAGCAGTAACTAACGGTGTTTTAATACACTACTCTGGAGAACCTAATGCTGTATCTGCATTAACAGATACTCCAGATATTGATAATAGCATGCATACTGCTTTGATTGATTATGTAAAATTTAGACTGTACCAAGATAGAGCTGGTACAACAAGTGATGGCAATATTGCTTCTGTTGCTATGACTATGGCTAGAGCTCATGAAAATAAATATAATGAGCTAACCAAGAGATATGGTATGAAGAAGCGTGATAAGACTGGTGCACCAAGAAGAGTGATGCCAGCAGATTTAAGATAATGGTCTTTGAGACGGTGGTGGAGGTAATAGGAGTTTAATATGGCTGGATTCCCAAAATTTCAAACAAAAGAAGTTCTAAACAAAGTTTTGAACTCTGGAGAAGATGCGTTAAAAGTAGATATAGATAACGTAACTTTAAAAACAGAAGGTTCAGATATAACTATAGAGGTGCATACTGATAAAGCTGAAGACAGTATGCTGGTATTTAGTAACACTACTAAAGATGGTAGTGGTACTAGTTATGTTCCTTTAGTAGATAGTGATGGACATTTACAATTAGACGTTCTTTCAAGTGCTTTACCTAGTGGAGCTGCTACTGCAGCTAATCAAGCAACTATCATAGGTCATGTAGATGGAGTAGAAACTCTAATTACATCTACTAATACTAAGCTAGATACTTTAGAGACGACAGCAAACGCATTAGAAACATTATTAACTGGCATAGATGCTGATACCAATGCTATAAAAATAGATGCTGCTGCAATGGAAGCTTTGTTAATTACAATAGACTCTGACACTAGTGCAATAAAAACTGCAGTTGAATTATTAGACAACTCTGTCGATGGTAACTATTTAAATGTTAATAACAATATAGCTGGTACTGATATAGTTGGAGGTGCAGGTGCTGTTGCAGGTGGTGTACAAAGAGTTACTTTAGCATCTGATGATCCTGCAGTAACAGATTTAGCAGCTATTGAAGTTTTATTAACTGCTGCAAATGTAGATCATGCTGCTAACGAAGCATTGCTTACTACTATTGATTCTGATACTAATGATATTAAGACTGCAACAGAAGCATCTCAAGCAGCTTTAGAAAAAATGTTATATGGAACTGCACTAGCCGTTACTGCAGTTGATGGAGGCTCTGACCATAACTTAGGCTCTACTTTTGAAGCTTTTTATATAGGCGTAGGAGGTGATATAAGTTTAGACCTAGCATCTAGTGGGTCAAACATAGTATTTAAAAACGTAGCTAGTGGTCAGCTTTTACCCATAAGAGCTGCAACTGTAAACGCATCAGGAACAACGGCTACTAATATTGTAGCATTGAAAGCTTAATATGCCTTTAGGATGGAAAAGAACTGGACTAAACTTTTTAAAGTCAATATATGACGTTATTTGGAATATTACTCAACTTAACTGGGAAGAAGATAATGTTAAGTGGGAAGAACATACGGGATAAAAAATTATGGCAAGTTTAAATGGACAAACAATAGCAAGTAGTTACGAGCAGCTACTTCATGTAGATAGAGATGGTGGAGGTAACGCTAACACTTTAG